GAATAGCTAAAAGCTTCGGCAATAAGCTCTAGGTTTGTGTTGGTACTGGTTCCCCAAGTTCCTGACTCATCACCAGTTGCTATTTCTTTTAATCTTAAATCATTTGTATATTCGGCCATTTATAATCCTCTTTTGTTCTTTTATATATAACCCATTATGCGACTTCTTTCCAGTTCGGGGTTTGACTATCATCTATATTACTATAATTAGACGTTTGTGTCGTTGTAATATCATTATAGTTAGGAGTTTGGTCAGTATCAATAAGTCCATAGACTAAAACTTTACCAACTGCAGCAGTAACTGCTAAACCAGTTAGGTTGGCAATAGCCTCACCATCTACCTCAACATCACCCAAAGCGGTATCTGCTTGGACACCATTAATATTAAATTTAAATTCTGTTGTGACAGCAACTGTGCCTAAAGCTGTTGTTGCTTCTTGACCAACCAAAGTTAAATTAGCTACACCACTAATGGCTGGTGTACCCAACTCAGTAGTGGCTATGCGACCATTGACAGGAACATTGGCTTCACCATCTACAGAAACAGTCACGCCACCCAAGGTAGATTCTAAACCACCAAGAGTAACGTTAACAAAAGTGGTGACTGCGGCATCACCTAAAGCAGTGGTAGCTTCTTCACCATTAGGCGACACATTGGCTTGCCCACTAATGCTTGTTGTACCTACATCTGATGTTGCTTCCTGACCTGTAAGTGTTGTGTTAGCAACACCACTTATACTTGGCGTGCCAACTGCCGATGTGGCTTCTTGACCTGCTGGAGTAACGTTGGCTTGACCTGTAACATTTATAACCCCTAGATTGACAGTAACCGATTGTCCTGTTACAGAAACATTAGCAACACCAATAATATTAGGTGTGCCTTCTTGTGCTGTGGCTTCTTGACCTGTCGGAACGACATTGACTTCTGTGGATACAGCAACTGTACCTAATTGAGAATTAGCCTGAAGACCAGTAAGTTCAACAGGAAGTGCGGTGCCCCATGCACCTTCTCCCCATGTTCCTCTGCCCCAACCTGTTTGTGTTGCCATGGGTTAACCCCCTAGGCAATACGAATTATGGCTGCACCAGATGAAGCTGTTGGGAAAGCAATGGTAAAGTTACCAGCACTTGATGATTTGTTTGAACCAAAATCTATTGCTGCTACTGTGTTATTTCCTGTAGCTGAATCGTTATAAATCAAACAGCCACGAGCTGTAATGGTTTCAGAAGCAAATGTTAAATCAGAAAAATCAACGAAACCAACATTAGAAGACACGGTTGGTGTACTAGCTGAAACAGTAAGTGCTCCGCCGCCAGCCGAATAAGTATTTGTTCCTGATGCCTCATTAGCTGTGATATAAGATGCTGTTGAAGCATTTAGTGTAGCTCCTGATGTATATAGTGCTAATTTAAACGTATTACCACCTGAGGTAGCAAACGTATGTACGCCTTTAAGTAAGTCTCTCTTAAAAGCATCTGTGATTGTTGATGTTATTGCCATTAAAGTCTCCTAATTAAATCTGCTTCTTCTAGTTTACCTGCTTTTTCTAGTCTCTTGCAAATAGTTTGTCTATCTGCCTTGATAGCTTCTATCATATAGAAATGCACAGTTTTTTCAATAGCTTCTTTAAAAGCTTTTGATTGTTCTGCAAAAGGTGAGCTATCTGATATTGATATTATTTTGCTCATACATTTATCAACAAAATACTCAGGCTTATGTCCACCTTCATCAGAAGTATAAACCTTAACACTACCTAATTGAAATTTTTTGGTTGGTAACATTAATATTCCTTAGGTTCTGGTGGTTGTGGGACATCATCATGTCTGCCTCTTAAATAGCTTTGTACCACTGGTTTTTCGGTGGGCAAGCTAGACCTTTTTGCTACTTCAAATCTTTCACCATCGGATAAGATAACCAATGGGTCATCTAGTCTATGATAACCGTAGAGTTTTTCTTCGGCAGGCACATCGCTATCCATTAATGAGCAATCAGCAGAAATATCTACCTTAATACCTTTTTCTAAACATTTAGCAATCCAGAACTCAACACAAGCACGGCCAGCTTCGGCAAAGTTAATATTGCCTCTGTATGTGTAATCACAACCAAAGAAACTAATTTGTTTGGCATTGCCGACATAAGCGTAAGCTACAGCATAAGCAACTGTGTTATTAAAGTAATGACATACTGTTTTTGATATAACTTCTTTTAAAGGATAGAGTTGTAAATTTTTTACTCTCTTATCTTCTTCGCAAGTAATTATTGGACAATCATCCCAACAACCATCCATTAGAATTCTAGTCATAGCTTTGGCTTGATTGCCAGTAACGTCAGAATCTAAAAATCTTGATGGTGGGTCTAGCATAAATAGACGGTCACATTTATATGCAGCTGCTGCGGCATTAATGCACCAAGTTTCGTGGTATTGAATTCCATGCTGTAAAGCCATGGCATAGTATTTTTGCGTGTGACCTAAACCAATAATCGCAATGGATTTACCAGTTAAGTCGGGGACTACGTTGTTTGTGTTCTGAGCCTGTCGTAACGATACTCGTCCTTTGTTCCCCTTGCTTCGGCTTCGTTCTTTAGTCTTGATAGTTCCTCCAAATATCTATCGTTATATAACTTCAATAAATCCGGTTCACCTTTTAGAAACGTATATGCTTCAAAAAGCGAGCCGTACAGTAAAGCGTTTCTTGCATTATTTGAAAGCCAAGTGCCATCGGTTGCTGATGTTAAGCTTTGAGGCTTATAAAAATAATGTAATTCCACATTATAATCACTGTCTGGTACGGGAGCAACTGTTATAGTTGAATCATTTTCAGAGCTTTGATAACCTGCATCAAAATCCGCATAATATTTTGGCAGGCCACGCAATGTTGCATCTGTAGTATCTTCAATATAATCATTGATAAAAGTAGGATGCTTTTTTTGTAAAAATTTATAATCACCGTTGGAATCTATTGCTGCCAAAGAGAATGTCAAAATGTAATCAGAAGGAGCCGAAAGAAATCGGTTTCCTGTTGTTAAATTACCTGTTACGTTTTTTCTAAAGACGTTGAGTTGAACTTCTCTAAGGATTCTGTCTTCAGCACTTATAATAATATCATCAAGAGTGTTTGTGAAGGTTGTTTCGGTAGATTCACAAAAGTTTTGTATTAAAGTTTTAAGTTCTGCTAATGTCATTCTGTTGTTACTGTAATTGTTCCTAGGCTTGATTGTACCTCATATCCATAAAATGAAAAACCAATATCATCAAGGTTTGTAAAGACACGTCCTAGATTGGCTTCTTTGTCGGTATCTGGTCTTGGCTCATAAAGTGCTACTGGGTCGGCACCAACATCGTTAAGCTCAAGTTGAGGATGTTTTGGTTCATAGCATTCATAACAAACCTTAAAACCTGTCCACTCTTTTTGTAATTCGTGCAAATGATATTTGAAACCGCAACGGTCACATAATCCTTTAGCGTACTTGCCAGCCGCATATGCCATTATGGACTCCTTTGTCTTCTGGTATCAGGACGGATACGGAAGCTATTTCTTGGTTCGTCTTGGTCTGCTGCTCTTTGAAACTCTTCTTCATAGATTGCTTTTAAAAACTGCATTCTTTCTGGAGCTCTTTTTTGTGCTATGTAATATGCTAATCCAGCAGCCAAACAAGGATAAAATCTAAATGGTAATTGCAATGTATCTCTGTTGGAATCAACATCATCCATACGCATTAATCTGTTAACTACCAATTTATCTGTTGAATCGTCTGGTGTTGGATAGACATAAATTTTTGGTGTTATTTGTTTGTCAACGAAATATTGCGATGGTCTGGCTTGTTCTGATTTATTAGGGATATGTAAATATTCAGCACGACCTATACGACTTATTTGTATGTCTGTGTTGGTTGAATTATTAACTTCTCTAACAACAACGTCTAATACATCAATTACTGCTGTAGGATTGGTACTGTCTAAATCATAAGATGCAGTGCCTGCAACCAAATCTATGGTTGTTTGGCTTACTGTCCATTGGTTAAGACCTCTGTTGGCCCACTCAGCTAATAATAGATTTAAAGAACGTCTTGCAGAATCAAGGTCGTAACCAGTCCTGAGCTCAAGACCACAACGCTCAAATGCTTCTTCTATATAATCAGTTACTTCTAATTCGAAGTTTTTGCTACCGGATACTGCCATTTATTATTTACGTTTTTTTGCTGAGCCGCCACGTTTTTTCATGACTCTGTTACTCATGACGCTACCGCCACCACGTTTTTTCATTACGCCACGTTTTTTGTTGCTTCTCATTTTGCCACGACTTTTCATAATTTGCTCCTATCTGTATTTAGTTTGCTTTCTGCGGCCAGCCATCACAGCACCGCAACCTTTATGATACTTTTTCTTTTCGCCATTTACTATACCACCAGTTTTCATGTAACCCATTTTGTTGCGTACTTTTTTTGGTAGCTTGGCTAGACCTTTGTTTTTTTTTGGGACTGGTTTTAAACTCACTTCTTTTTTCCTCCTCTTAATAAATCTTTATCGGCTTTTCTAGCTCCTCCTTTTCCTGTAGCAAAACTTCTTACTCTGCCACAACCCCAAGATTGTGGTGTTTGGCCGGGTCTTGACCCAGATGAATAATATGCACCCATGCCTCGTTTGTACACCTTCATTAATGTTGAAGTTGATTTACCAGAACTCTTGGCATACTTTTTAACACAAGCTGGTGTCTTGGATGCAGAGCCACCTTTTTTGTATTTATCTTTGGCTCTTTCTTTGGCAATCTTATCCATTTCTGCACCAGATAATTTGCCTGCTTTGTATTTAGCTGATATTTCTTTTATTTCCTTTCTTCTTTTTTGAGCTTTGGAAGCTGAAAGTCCTGCTGTGTATTTTTTTGGTACACCACCTGTTTTGGGTACTTTTTTAAATTTTCTAGTCATGGTCCAAATCTATATCAATTGCATCTTGTATTGAATCCATCATTTCTTTAGGAATAGCAATATCTACATCTTGCAATAAAGCTTGAACGGTTGGGTTCAAGTCTTCAATTTGCATATCTAATACTGCTTCGAATATATCTCGATATTGTTCTCTAGGCAGCCAATTTGTGCCTCTTTGGCTTCTTTTTTTGCAATCAAAACGCCAAGCTTCATCTAGTTGTTTTTCTGTATATAAAAGCATATTACCATTTCTTACAGGACCAATATCTTGCTGTAAATTTATCTTTGGCTGTAGCACACTTGTGTCTGGCCCTAAATGATTTTCTCCTAGCTGGTTGGTCTTTTTTAATTGTCATATTGGCATCGCCAAAACGAATCAGTTTTACTTCATTGCCTTTTTTTGCTAATACAGCAAATTTTTTGCCGCCTTGCCTGTCTCTTTTTGGTTTGTTGTAACCAGAAAAGGTTTCACCACGATATTTTAATTTACCGCTTGGTGTTCTTTTGACATTTTTTGTTATTGCCATTAGGAACCATCTCCTGCGTTTTTTATATATATAATATCCATAGCAGCAGATACTGCAATATCGGCTGCTGCTGAATCTCCTATACACCTAAATTCTAAATCTGTTTTTTCTTCAAATTTTAGAGGTATATCGTAATTTTGATGGTGTGAACTTTCTGCTTTAACAAATTTATCTTTTACCTGAAAAACTTCACCATATTTTCTAGCAACAAGACTAACTGTTGCATATTTATTATTTTGTGTTGTCGCAGCAGTAACATCTGTCTGTAATAAATAAGCAGTATAACCCCTTGGGACTGTCCACAAAGCCATAAGTGTTTGGTTATCACCAATAGCTACTGTTGCGTATTTATTGCTAGGTACACCGCTTGAAGGAGCCGCTTCATCGCCAACGTAAATTACTCCAGCGTTTTGACCACCACTCCCTGCGGTGTTGACAGTTATTCTATTAACTCTAATCCAATTAGAAGCAGAACCCAATTGGACTCCATTTTGTCCATCTAATTCAACTGTGACTGAAACTTCATCGTAATTGGCATCAAGACCTGAAACAGTAGCGGTTCTTGCTCCTGTCCCTGCCGCATCATCGGCTGTAGATGAGCTAGATATGTAAAGGGTAGTAGCTGAACTTAAATAAGAATACAGACCACCTTGGGCCCATATAGTTTCTAAAGAATCGTCAATATCTGGGTTGAACCCAAATTTGAATATATTTTTATGCCAAGCAATGTGACCCCTTGAGACTTGAAGCTCAAAGGGTTCACTTGTACCTACTCGTGAAATCGAGGAGATTTCAGCACGGTTAGCCATACTTTTTAACTAGCTCAAGAATTACAGTATATGTATCTCCTGAACCAGCTCCAATAGTAGAAAAGTCTATGTCTCCAGTTACACCTGTGCCTGCATTGTTAGGAATGCCTGTAAAACTAGAATAGTCGTGATAACCATTTGAATCTGGTGATAAACCAATGGCTAAAACATTGGCTGTGGCATCAAATTCAAGTTCTACGCCCATACCTACGCATTGCCACCAAATTCTATTGATGGCAACACTTGTGCAAGCTTGGCCTTTAACATCTGTTGCTAAAGTTGAAACATCGACTTTTTTAACGGCACTTTCTCCTGTTCCATCACTAATATTGGTAAATTTCAATACGGCCATTCTTTCACCGTCTTGAATAGTTTGTGATGTTACTACGTCTGCCATTTATCCTCCTATTACTGGTCAGCAAATGCTGGAGCTGTTGCTCCTGTTACGGAACCCCAAACATACCAGTTGGTGCTATCTTTAGCTACTACATTGATTACTGCAGAACCGGGAACGTTTACTTGTAATTTACTGTTTGAGTTGCCATCTGAAAAAACTACAGAAGCTGCTCCATCATCGGTATCATTAAAAGCTACGTTACCAATAAAATAATTGGTATCTGAACCTGAATCAATAATAAAGTCAGTTGCATCGGCTGCTTCACCGCCATAAACAAATTGAAAGTTTGAACCAGCTACTGGACTAGGCAACGTATATGTGTTGTCTTGACCACCATTTGGCACGATTAATACACGACCACTATGGGTAGCGTTTGTTAAAGACACATCGCCATCGGCTAATGCTACTGGAGCTTCACCATAGGTTGTGATTTCAGTTACAGCACCTGTTGTACTGTTTTTGCTAACGGATTTAAAACCATTTTCGGACCTTACTGGACCTGAAAAAGTTGAGTTTGCCATATTTGCCTCCTTAATACTGTCGTCTTGGCTTGTCTGCTAGGTCAGTCGACAGAGGGTTGATTAATACCTAGAAAATTAAGTATAACTGAAAAAAAGAGAGGCATAAAGCCTCTCCGCACTATTTGATTTTAATAGTTTTTGGTTTTTTATCTTCTGGAATTACTTTTTCCAAATCAATAATTAGTAAACCATTTTCCAATTTAGCCCCTTTAACTTCAATGTATTCAGCTAAAGTGAACTGCAATCTAAAGTCTCTTTCAGCAATACCACGATGCATATATTCCTTATCGGAAACTTTGCTCTCATGGGAAATGTTTAGAGTGCCTTCGACCAATTCAATGTTTATGTCATCTTTTGATAGGCCTGCTACAGCTAATTCGACATAAATCTTATCGCCATCTTTGCGAATATTATACGGGGGGTAACTAGGTTGAGACTCTTTAGAAAGTCTTTCTAGTCGGTCAAATAGTTTTTCAAAGCCTAACACCTGACGTGTTAGTAACGGATTTAAATTATACATAAGTCCTCCTTAAAGCAACTTACAAGTTAATGTCGACCTCACCTGAGCATCAACAATTTAATTATAGGGATTTTTTAACAAAAAAAAAGGGAGACCGAAGTCTCCCTCAAAACAAACAAAAGATGTTTTATGCTGCACCCGGAGAACCGAATACACATCTTGGGTCAGAAACCCCAAATGAATATCTTTCTCTAGCTTTAAATCTAACGTTTCCAGTATCGAAATCGCCTTCCATTGAAGTTTGGAGAGGTGTTCTTTCGAAGTATTTGAAACCGTTTGGTGCATCAGTCTTAATGAAGAAAGCTTCAGGGTCTGTTAAAAAGTGGTTAATTACATAACCCTCAGGTAACATTCCTGAACTTCTGATAGCGTTAATATCGTTATCAGCTGTGCTAACTCTTAATTCTGATTTCATCAATCTTTCAGCAACAAACTGAAGTTCTGGTGGAACAATCAATTTGCTACCTTGGATAGCTAATACCAAACCTCTTTCATCTTCAAACTGAGAAATATCAATTAAAGCATTTTCTAAAGATGTTTCATTCAAATCAGCAGGTGTTGAAGGTTCATTTCTGAACGTACCACCGAATGCTAATGGGTGAAGTTGAGAACAGAGTTCTACTCCATCACCATAAGTAACACTTGAACTAAACGCATTGTTTAGCACAGATGCTGACTTAATCTGTTTTGTATGAGCCATAGACCTTGCTAATGCTTTGGTGTATCTAGCACCTAATCTATCATACAAGTTATCTTCAACAGCTTCTTCAGTTAAAGCAAACGCTAAAGCTATGGTTTCGTGGTTGTATCTTGATGTATATGCTTCTGCAGCATTATCAAATGATACTCCAGCACCCTCTGATTTCACAGGGGCATTACCAAAGCCTGTTAACATTACTTCTTCTTCAAAAGCTCTATCGGATGACTCTTGCTCATAGATTTCTTCGTGTTCTTTTTCGTACCTGTTGTACTCAAGACCGAAGAGAGCATTCAAACCGGGTTCTAGCTCTTTTACTAATTGACTTCTTGAAATAGCCATTTAATTATCCTCCTTATACGCCGGCAGAGCCGTCATTGTAGAATGATTGGTTTAGAGAAACAATCACCTTAGTGTTTACTGCACCTTTTTCATTTTCTGGGTCTTGTGAAAATCTTACGACTTTAAACTGACCAGCAGAAGATGTACCAGCAGAATCAACTTCTGCTTTGGAAATACCTATTGAGGTATCACCTGAGGTATAAGCAATAACAACCGTATTACCAACATTGGTTTGACCCAATGCTGATGATGATTGAACTTCATACAAAGCACTTTTGTCATCTATGACATAAGCCACAATGTCACTCGCCACGTTGGACGATGACTTTAATTTCGCATAAGTGGGTTTTCCTGAGACGGCATCTGTAAAGAAACATCCGTTGAAAATACCTAAAACTTTGTCGCTTGAGGCAGTTGCAACGTCAATTTTTCCAGAGCTTAACATCTTAACAGGGTCGCCCATAAATATATTATTACTATTGTCAGATGCTACAGCATATTCGGATTGACCGTGATTCTGTACGCCTGACCCTAGTGACCCAACAAGTCTAAAACCTGATGGATTATCTGAGTTTGCCATTTAAGTCTCCTATAAATTAAACAATTAATCTTTAGATGGTCTACCACCGAAGGAAACTCTCGATTGCCTTTCGGGTTTCGAGATTGGCATACTTGGATGTGCTTCTTTCATAAGATTATTGTCAACCGCTTGCATCTGTAATTCAGTTTTATTCTGATAATACTTGCTTCTTTGGTTGATTAAATCTTCATCTATTTTACAAAGCATTAATCCACCGACACCAATGTATCCTGAGTGTTTTCCATCATCCATTATCGGCATCTCAAAATTTGGAACTTCTTCTGGTCGCACAAGCTCCCAGCCTTCCCTAAATTTCATTGAGACGTTTTTCCTATCTTCATTGCCTAGATATTCAGCTCTTATCCATCTGTACTTAATGCCATCTGGAGGAGTTGGTGTATCCAACGATGATGCAGGAGCCCAAACTTTTTTCCTAGCTTTGGTATCTCTAGTTTCCGCAGAACGTGGTGTTCTGTTGCTGACGAATCTTCCATTGTTATCTCTTTCAGCCATTTTTTTTACCTCTTAACAAATTTTGCGTACTCTTCAAGCGGTACGTTTAACTTTTTTGCCATTGCTACCTCGGAAGGTGACAATCGCACTTCTTTACCTTTAGCCCCAGTTGAAATTCTACTAGCACCTGCAACAGTCTGGGATGCCCGTTGCTTAGTGAACTTTTGAGGGAAATTTTCTTTCAACCTCTTGTCTATTTCAGTGTAATATTCATCGGATTTTGGGTCAAATCCTTCATTCACCAAATCTTCATGTATGGCTTTGGCTCCGTTGGTCATTACTCTGTCTTCACCAAACCATTTGTTCTTCTCAGCCCATTGTAAAGCCTTTTCATCAGGCTGTACAGTTCTTGGCTGTTGGTAGTTTTGTAGAATTGGTTGATTAGTTGGTGCTGCAGCTCGTGCTGCGGCTGCGGATTCGGCTTGCTGTTTAGCCAATCTCAATCTTTCTTTTTCAATAGACAATTGTGAAATTAAACTTTGAGCCTCAACCATTTTATCAACATCGCCTGATTCATGGGCTGACTTATACAAAGTCTTAGCATCGTTAAATTGCGATGTAATTCTAGCTTCGTATTCTTTTTGGTAGCCTGTATCTAAGCTGTTGTATTTATTCTTAAGGTCATCGTTTTCTTTTTTAAGTTGTTGGGCGTAGTTATAAGCAGATACTCTTGCTCTTTCTTCTTCACGCCATTTCCTTGTCAATTCATTTATTCTTTTTTGAACGCCTGAATCGTGTTTCTGTAATCGGTCTTCATCAGAATCATCGCTAAAATCATCTGCTTCTAATTGCTCTTCTTGTTGCTCTTCAATTTGTTCTTCTTCAACAATAACAGCTTTTGCTTCTTCACTCATTTTTTCTCCTATAAAGTTTTAATGTCGTCTGGATGTCCGATGGTTCCAATAACATCGTCATCATTAATTATTCTGCATTCGGCATCGTCTTCAAGCCTAAATCTTAGTCCGGAATATCGACCAAATATAATCCAGTCGCCTTCCTTACACCAAGGTTTATCAAACTTGTCGTCTTTATATGCAAGAGGTCCAACTTTCAGGACATATCCTGTCACAGTTGCTGCACCTTCTCTATCTATGGTTTCCTTTACCAATTGAATGCCACCTTCGGTCTGGCCTTTGCCACGATAAGGCAATATTAATAGCCGCCATCCAGATGGATTTGGTAAACGTTCTATAAGGGATTTATCGAGTTTGCTCGGGTCTAATACTAAATCACTAGAATCGACATAAGCATCGTCAATTTTCGAAGTCGTCTTCGTATCGCTCATCATTTCTCCTAAGCAGGTCTTTTATAAAGCGTTCTATAGAAGAAAGACCTGTATTTTCTCCTACTAAGAACTGATAATGAGCCATATCTTTAATGCCTCCCGACATTAGGGTTTCAGAGATGCTTGTTCTTGCTTCTCTAATCTCTTTCAAAACTTTCTTTGCGATGTATAAACCATCCATTACAGGCAATCATATATGATGATTTAAAGTAATGTCAAGTTTGCTTAAATTATTTATCTTTTAAAGAATTGTCCTAAGCCCGCAGCTGCTCCTTGTAAGCCAGATAAAGTTGGAAACTGTTGGTTTAGTTGGGCTCTGATTTGAGCTTTTAATATTTCCTCTTGCTCAGGAGTTAATTGAATGTCTGTTGGCGGTTGTGCTGCTGGTTCTGTCAAAGCTGGTCCCATAGCCCCCGGTCCTTTTGGTGGGGTGAAGGGCTCTGTACCACCCGGTTGTGTAACTGGTGGCTCTGGTATTACAGGTGGCATAGGTGGCATTGGTGTTGTATCAAATGGGTCTGGCAATATTTTTTCAGGTGGACCATAAGGTGGAGCTGGTGGTGTTGGTTCCGGTGTTGGTAATGGTGGCAATGGTGGTAGTGTTGGTTCCGGTGTTGGTAATGGTGGCAATGGTGGTAGTGTTGGTGCCGGTGTTGGGGCTGGAGTAGGAGCCGGAGTAGGAGCCGGAGTAGGAGCTGGTGTAGGCTCAGGTGTAGGCTCAGGAGTTGGTTCAGGAGTTGGTTCAGGAGTTGGGGCTGGTGTTGGTTCAGGAGCTGGTGTTGGTTCAGGAGCCGGGGTTGGCATAGGTCGCCCATAATTAAAATAATAGTCAAACTGGTCCGGGTCCATTTCAAAACGATTGCCTGCAAAATCGTAATAGACACCACCATAATCTCTAGCAATTGTAATCTTGTCGCCCAAGTCCAAATCAGCATAAGTTTCATCCTCTGGCAAATAATAACCTTCTGGCCTAGGTGCAGGTGTTGGTGGTGGCGGTGGTGCCGGAGTAGGGGCTGGAGTAGGCTGAGGCGTAGGCTGTGGTGTTGGCTGTGGTGTTGGCTGAGGTGTAGGTTGCGGTGTAGGTTGCGGAGCAGTAGTTGGTGCTGGGGTTGGCTCAATGTATGGTGGTGGAGTTGGTGCTGGTGTTGGTGTTGGGGCTGGCATAGGCTCTGGTGGAGTTATTATTGGCGGCATTGTTGGTGCAGGTGTTGGTACTGGAGGAGGAGTTGGGTCTGGTGTTTGTTGCCCATAAAATTGTGTTGGGTCAACAGTAAATGTTGGTGCAAAAAATTGCCCGATTCCTGCTATATCTCCAACCTGCCCATAGCCTTCCGGACCTGCTTGGTAACCAAAATAAGGTAAGCCTGTGCCGTATTGTTGTTCAGCATACAAACCAGAGCCTTGTATCGGGACCATTTCTCCAGTCATTGGATTGTATATTTCAGTAACTCCTTCGCCTGCCAAAGCTCTGTAGTAATCTTGGTAAAACTTCTGCATTTCTGCAGGGTCTTGTGGTGCACTTCCAG